TCGTAGAACACGCCCGGATCGGCGGTGAGGCCGAGGGCGTCCCACAGCTCCTTGCCCGAGTTGGCGATGGTGAAGAAACCACCGCCCTCGTGCAGAACGTCCACGCCGTTGAGCGCACCGTCCTTGAGGGACAGGGCGTCGGCGAAGAAGTTCGCATCGACCACCGCGCCACCGTCCTTGGCCGTGCGGTACAGGCCGATGTCGGTGATGGTCGTGGTGCCGATGTCGGGCGAGTAGATGCGGAGGTCGGTCACCACCGCGTTCGACGGGAGCCGGAACATCCGGTACGTCGAGGCGATGCTGTCCGTGTCCGTGATCGCCACGGTGGCGACCTCGATGCGCTCGAAACCGCCATCGACACGAGGGTTGTTGAGGACCGCCGGGACTGCGTCCGCGTTGGTGACGAGAGTGGACTTGAGATTGACTACAGCCATGATGGTCTACTCCCTTACTCGGCGCAGAGGATGTCGACGACCTTCTTTTCCTCGGTGCGGGTGGCACCGAAGGTCCCCATCAGATAGATCTGGAAGGGGTGCGAAGACAGGTCACGACGCTGGGTGACGTTGGACACGATGTCGTTCCACATGCCGAGGTGGACACCCGACGGCACCCAGACAGGGCAGCGGCGGTGGGTCGAACTCAGCGGGAGACGCTCGATGTGGATGAAGTTGATCCCGAGGAAGCGGGTCACCTTGCCGTCCACCAGCACCGGCATCCCGGTGTTGAAGTCGGCATTCGTGACCTGCAGCTGACCGAGGAGGTCATCGTGCTGCTCCGCCGTGATGGCGCAGTAGACCGGCTCGGCGTCGAGATCGACCTCGTTCTCCATCAGGATGCGGCGCGCCTCGCGCAGCTTGTCCACCGTGAGACCCACGTTGCCGGAGGCAGCGTAGTTGACGGCGACCTGCTGGTTGGTGGCGTCGAAGTTGGTGGTCGTGCCACCGGCCTCGCCCGTCTTGTTCGCGCCGAAGATGCCCGACAGGATCACGTCGTCCATGGCGCGGCCCATCGCGTACAGGCCGTTCTGGCTGTAGGCGCTCTGCGGGTCGGCGAGGAGACGGAGCTTGTCGAAGTTGTCGATCAGGTCGGCCCAGTCGTAGTCCTCCGGGAACACCCAGCGACGGTTGTTGGGGGTGTTGACGGGGACGATCGGCTGGTAGCGGGTCGAGACCACGCGCGCGGCGGTGGCGCCGTACTGCGTGACGACCTCGGACTGCTTGCCCTTGTACGAGCCAGTCTGCACCGCCTGGCGCAGCTTGGAGCCCTTCTGCTGCAAGAGCAGCGAGATGTTCGTGCCGTACTGGACGGCATAAACGGATGCGATGTTGTCGGCCATGATGCCTCTCCGAAATCAAGTGAATGATGTTCTCGGATGGCTTGTCCGTCGCCGGGGCCGACCTTGCCCGTTCCGCTCGGGCCATGCGACCGTCTTTCCGGTCGTCAGCGGGGTCTTGCGACTTGTCCGACCTTCAGAAAAGAGCCGGGAGGGGGTGCCTCCCGGCAAACGACATGAAGGCTCTCGAGCCGGATACTACTGACACTCTGCGGAGCTTGCAACTACTCCGCCGGCATCTCCGGGTTGGCGAGCCGGGTCAGCCGCATCATCTCCTCGATCGCGCTCTGGCGCACCCGCTCGTCCTGGTGCATGTACCGGGCCATGAACTCCTTGTCGGCGAACATCGCGGCCTGCTTGTTCCGCGCCTGCGCCGGGGTCAGCGCGCCGGCAGCCGGGGTGTCGCTCGAGACGAATGCCGACTCCGAGAACTGCGCCCCGATCGCGTGGAACAGCTTCATCAGCTTGGCGGTCCCCATGGCTCGCTCCATCGCGTCGAAGGTATCCTCGTCGATCCCGGCCTCTTTGCTGAACTTCAGCACCGCCCGCTTGGCGAGCTCCTCGTTCTGGGCAGCAGCCGCGCCCCACTCGCCCTTGAGCGCCGCATACTCGGCCTCAGATTGGGTCGAGAACGCCTCATCCGCTGCGGTGATCCGCTGGGTCGAGGCGCTGTTCCACCACTCGGCCAACCCCTTGGCCTGCTTGGCGGTGAGCCCGAGCTGGTGCAGCACCGGGGCGACCGACTGGGCGAACGAGCCGTCATCGCCCTCCGGCACCGGCAGCTCGTACTTGTCGGGGCTCTCCGGTCGGCCGAGCCGAGCGTAGAGCGCGTTCCAGCCGTCCGCATCATCGTCGCCCTTCGGCGCGAGGATGGTGCGACCGGCCTTGTCGGCGCCGAACACCTTCTCGAGGTTCTGGTAGGACAGGAGCGCGTCAGCCGGTCCCTTCCACCCCTTCGCCCTCACCAGCTCACCGAGCTGGCCGGTCGTGGCGGGGTCGAGACCTTCCGGCGCGTACCATGCAGGAGCCGCTGCCGGGGCAGTCGGGTTGCCTGCGGATGCAGACCCTTGATCGTCACTCATCACGGAAATCCTCTTGCAGATTGGTCAAGGTTCGTTCGTCCAGGTGCAGCGCCTCGACAATCATCTGCACCGTCTCCTGCCGGCCGACCATGCGACCGACCTGGAACATGTCCACCTGCGCGCCGGGGGTGGCCGGCGGCTTGCCGAGCTTGGCGAACCGCTTCAGGTGCGCCATCACGATGCGGCCATCCTCGGACAGGTCGTTGCTGCCCGGGGCCATGAACAGCCGCTTGTAGGCGCGGGTGCGGAACAGCACCTGGCGGATCTGCGCCATCAACCCGATGCTGTTCACCGGATCAACCCTTGGAGCTCGGCGAACCGGACGGCGTCTCGCTCACAGGCGGAGAGATGGGCGGCAAGAGCTTCTCCAACGCCCCCCTCGTCGCTGGACTTTCCGGCGGGACCATCAGGCGCGGGGGCGGCGTGGCAGGTTGCGGGCAGGGCAGGGGCGGCGGGGGCGTAGCGCAGCCGGCGAGCAAGGTCGCGCCCGCGGCGATCGGCAGCATCCAGCTTCTCAGACAACCCACGCTCAACCTCCTGATGTCGGGCGGTAGCGGCCTCCAGAGCCGCCCTCGCAGCCTCTGCGGCCCGCGCGCGCTTGAGGTGCCACTCTGCCTTGACCGCAGCCGACCCGGCCTCATAGCCGCTCCGGTGCGCCTTGTGGTAGCCGAACCACCCGAGGCCGGCCAGCGCGAGCGCGAGGCCGACCCCGAGGTAGGCCCGGGTCACGCCTGCGGCTCGCCCTTGCGCTTCGACAGCACCGACCACACGGCGGCGGCGACCGTGGCCGCAGCACCCGCGATGGTGGCGACGGTCTCGGCGTCGGTGATGCCCTTGCCGACGAGGTAGCCACCGATGGCAGCCACGATGGCGCGGACGATGCCCGCGATCTGCTCTCCGTTCATGCTGATCTCCTACGCTTCGTTGTCCGAGACCGGCGCGCCGTTGGAAGCAAGCAGCGGCAGCGCGGAGACGGCAGGGACCGCCGTATTGGGGGGCCAACGGTAGCCCAAGACCCGGGCAGGGTCAAAAGGCGCGATCGTCACCGCATTGGACTGGTTCCCGCCCAGCACCATCAGCCGGCGGCGCTCATCGCGCCCGACGAGGAACCCGACATGACCGGCACCGGGTCTCTTGGGGCCGCCGTTGAAGACGACCACGCACCCGAGGAAGGGGTCGCACTCCACCCCCCAGTCGAGGTATGCCCGCGCGCGGTACCAGTGCCGCGGCAACTGGTGACCGCCCTGCCGCAGCATCTCAGCCACGAACACCCCGCACCATGGGGTCTCATCGTCCGACCACCACGCCCGCAGCTGGCGCAGCCACCGGGCGATGGCCGGCGCTGTCGCCTTGCCGGGGATCTCGCGCAGCCCGATATGGTGGCGTGCAGACTGGACCCAGTGCGGCTCGAGTTGGACCATCAGCTCAGGAAGATGAGCTTCGCCAAGATGGCCGCCATGCCGGCAATCAGGCCGTACCCGACCCGGCTGACCACGGTGCTGAACTTGTCGAGGTCCTCACGGATTCCGCGGTATCGCTCGGCACAGACGGCCTCATGGGTGGCGAACCGCACCTCGAGGTCGCGCAGTCGGTGGTCATGGGTCACGGCTTGGGTCTGCTCGGCGCTCACTGGAACACTCCCATCACTTCACGGCGGGGGACCGAGGCGGCGATCTGCTCGGCTCGGGCGAATCTTTCTGCGGCCTGTCCCGCGATCGGCGCGGCGGCCAGGAGCTGCTGCATCTGCGCGGCCTCCTGCTCGGCCATGTCCATGGCCGCGAGCTCCTCGTCGGTCCGCAGCGCCTTGGCCGGCACGTTGTTGGCCTCGGCGATGACCTTGACCGCTTGGTCGGCGTTGATGCGGCGCAGCACCTTCATGTCGCCCGACGCCTGCGCCACCGGCAGGATGGCCTCAATGGTCCGCAGGATGCCGGCGGCCTCCTCGGCACGCATCAGCCGCGCCAACGGCCCGGTGTATTTCGGCAGGATCTCACCGCCAGCGACCACGTACTCGAGCAGCTGGGGCGGCGGCTCAGGCAGCATCCCGGAGGCCGAAAGAAGGTCGAGCTCGCGCTCAATGATGGGGCCGAGGAACTCCGACTGCTGCCGGCCCATGGTCGGCCCGAGCAGCGCGCCCTTCTCCTGCGCCCGTTGCAGCACTTCGGTCGCCGTCATCACTCGGGGCGACTCCACCAAGATCTGGAACAGCGTGACGAGGAACGAGTCGTTCACCGCCTTGCGCTTCTGGTCGGACATCTCGATGCCGATCGGCAGGTTGCCGCCGGTCATCAGCGGCTGCACCAGCGGCGTACCATCCTCACGGAGGTAGCCGTAGTTGAGGGCATTGGGGCGCACCGAGAAGGCATTGATGGCCCCCTCCTCGGAGAGGATGAGCGGCGGGTCGACCATGCGGTGCGCCATCCGAAGCATGGTCTTTTCCATCTCCTGCAACGACTTGATGTCGGCCAGAGCCTCCATCGCAGGGGACCGCCCATAAATCTCACGCGGGCCGGTGACATACCGACCGACCGCATACGGCTGCACCCGGTAGCCGCCGTCCTGCAAGAGGACGCTGCCCTCGCGCGCGACGTAGCGCGACACGAACTGCATCCCCTCCGGGCCTGCGCGACCCTGGCGGTAGTCGCCATTCGGCTTCACGCAATGCACAAATTCAAACATGTCGTTGCCGCGGGAGGCGGCGGCGGACTTGATGCCACGCGGGAGTTTCTCCTCCCAGCCGGGGATCTGCATCGCCTGCCGCGCCGTGAGCGTGAAGCAGCGGTAGACCGTGTCCACCCGACCGCTATGGTCGAGGTCGATTACGAGCTCGGACAGCGGGATGGCGCGGTAGCGCAGCGTCACGCCCGGGATCTCGTCGATGAACAGGCACGAGGTGCCGAACGCGCCGAGGCTCATGTAGCACTCAAACGCCTGCGAGGCGAAGTTGGCGGTCGGCGCATACCGCTGGCGGAACAGGACATCGCGCAGGGCATCGCACCACCGCTGCACCGCCACGTTCTCATCGAGCTCGGGGATGCCGGTATGCAGACCGTGCCAGACCTGCGTGGCCGGGGTCAGCATCGAATCCATCGCGGCGGCGAACCGGGGCAGGGCGCGCTGCGCGGTCGAGTCGAAGATCTTCTCCGACCGCTTCTCGCCCGGGGTGCGCCAGCCGGTCATCTCGGCCATGCTCGGCCAGACCCGCTCGGCCACCTCCTGCCAGTGCTGCTCCCATGTCCCACGCGCGCCCTTCAGGCGATCGTAGTCCTCCAGCACTTCGGTTGCGCGTGAGTCAGCCATGGTCACTCCCAGAGCAGGAAGTAGCCGTTCTCGAG